TTCTCGTTGTCTGTAAGTTTAATGAATTCTTTGTAAGCTTTCTTTCTGTACTCTAGCTCATTGTAATCTTCTTCTAGTTCTAGAGCTTCGTCATAGATGTAGTACTTGAATGCACGATTTGAACTCATTGATGCTTCATCAGGAGCAACGTGCGGGTGGGTACTAGCAAATTTGTACTTTACGTAATCCATCACGCTTAGAGGTTCACCACTCTCATTTGTGCCAGCCTCAAGCTGAGCACCTTCGGGAGGTACCTCAATAGTCATATTCCGAAAATAACTCTTAACTGCTTTTCCGAACGTAGTGTCCGAAGGGTCCACACCTAATATGTATGGTAAAAACTTTTGCTGCTCTGGAAAGGTCAGACCTGAATAAATATCACCTGTCTTGGTGAAAACACTGCCTATGCGTCTTTTGCTTTCTGCATATACGTGATCTGGAAGGTTTGTCGTATTCTCTCTACGCTTAATTGTAATAATTCTAGATGCCATCTTCTATGGGGTTTTACTATATTAAAAATGAGGTTTTGGGGGAGCGCATACGCAATCTCCCCCTCAAACCCCTAATCATTATGATTTCACACACTCAAGGTGTAAACAGTTCGTCGCACGACGGATGCTAATACCACACTCTTTCATGAAGTGTACAGAAGCACCATCAACGTCATTTGCACGTAACGCGTTACCTTGGAATCCTGGAGGCACAGAAGCACCAGCCACAGCCCAACGTACAAGCTCACGTCCTTGACGGCTAACCATCGCAACGTTTTGCTCACCATCGTAAGTACTCATATCCAAGAATAGCATACGGTAAGACTCAAGAGGCAAACCAGTTACTGGGTGCTTGTCAGCATTCAATGCACGAGCTCCGTGATCGAATAAAGGCAAGTGACGTACAGTAATAGTATGACCATCAATGTGCTTGTAGCTAGTGAAGAATCCACCCAACTGCAAGTTAGAGCCTGAACCGCTAATAAAGCTAGCAGGATCTGTGTTCTTGATGTAAGTCTGGTTAGCGATTTCGTCTTTCATAGCTTTATCAAACTCTTCAAGACCTCCCAAACCAGTAAACAATACAATGTTCATCTGAGCTGCATCAGACGCACCGTACAAAGCATCACGAACTACGTTCTTCAACTTAGTAGCAGTTAAGTCTGAGTAAGTATCCACGTTAGGAACTTGCTCGATAACACCAGATCCTAATGGAATTGGCTTACCATTGTCATCTTTTAGGTGAATAATACCATCAGTATCTCGGTTGTACTTAGAGTACCAAAGAGAGTATTCAGTCTCTTCTTTCCAACGAAGCATGTGCTGGTACTCTTCAAAGTCGTACCAAAGCTTAGTTGAGCGACCACCTACGTTTAACTCTACATTAACTACGCGGTCAGGCATGTTACCTTCGTAACGGTATGACTTACGAATTAATGAGATTTGGTTACGCATTTTAGATGGTGCAACCCAGTTACTCTCGTTACCACGAGATCCAGAGAATGCCGTAGGTGCAAACAATTGTACCCAAGACTTACCAGCAACATCACCAGCAGCTACTGACTCAGAGCTATCAGATGTTACCAACTGCAAAGTGTACTGCCATCCGCTTTGTACTTCAGTTGGATCTTCCATAATACGGGCTTGGATGCCTGAAGGAGATTCAATGATGTACTGCTTAACGAACCAACGCTCTGCAAATGTTACTTTGAAACGAGAGTGAGATACACCAGTACCTGCATCGAGAGATACTGCCATAACGCTCTTGTTCAAGCGACCCATTACTGGGTAATCGTACTCAATGTCATTAATGTACTTGACATTGTTCATACCTTCAGTTAAGAAGGATAACGGGAAACGTTTGTCTTCCTGACCCGCTAGGTGAGTCAATACTGGAGACAATTTATCAGGCTCCGTAAGGAGTGCATTAGCCAACGAGTTCTCGTCGGTCATACCCTCAGCATTGAAGGTATCCTGATACAGACGTAATTTTTTCAAATTATCAGCTGCCATGATCTATTATTTAA